AGCAGGTTGCATTAGATTTAATTACCAGATTAACAGATGATTGCACTTCTTTTAACTTAGTTGACGAGGAAGATAATTAAACATGCTAAGAAGAGACTTTCTTAAATTACTGGGATTAGGAGCGGGAGTAATAGCTCCAATTAAATTTTAAAATATGATAATTAGAACTGAATTAAAAACAAACGATCCAGAAATGCTAAGTGGTGCGGTATATGTTTTTACCGATACAGGTAATTTTATCGCACTAGAAAAAACAGCACTATTAGATAATGACTATAAGGTATCCTCTTATCATTGTATGGTATCAGGAATTACTGTTATCGAGAAAGATTGGAAAGCCTTAAAACTTCACCTTGACACTTTAATATTAAATCACAATGTTACCAGCAATAATTAAAAAATTCTTTTCACCACAGATAGTTCTTAAAGATGAGGACTCTAAGGCTATAGCTATTGCTCAAGTTAAAGCCCTAGCAGAAGTGTCTAATAGCTTTAAACAGATAGCAGAGTTTGTCACTGGAGAAGGATTGAAAGAAACATTAAAAGGAAATGCAAGATACAACGCTGTCAATGCTGCTTTGTCTGGTCTTACTAGCAATGCTGGTAGAATGGGATTAAATGCTGCCACTATGAAGCAAGATGCTATTGATACTGTTCACAGGGTTGAGGAGTTCCACAAGACTTATGAACGTGTTATAGCAGAAAGAAATAATGGCGAAGAGTTTGACGAAGAGATTTATAGTGCTGAAGAATTAGCAAAATTTAATAAGTAAAAGGATATTATGAATCAAATTGAATTTATTAAGATGGGAATAAGAGTTTGTTTTTAGGGAGATACTAAATGACAGGATATAAAAGCTATTATTATGTGATTAGAAAGGGCAAGAGTTGGGAGATCTATTCAACATGTTGTAAAGATTGGATGTTTATAAAGTGCTATGAATCTTACGATGAAGCATTAAAAGCGATAAATGAGAAACAGACCAGAGCATGACTTACAATGCTCGATAATCCACTGGGCAAAATTGCACGAAAGGCAATATCCAGAACTAGAGTTTTTATTTGCGATACCGAACGGAAGTTATAAGAGTGCTAAAAGTGCTAAGGAGTTTCAGGAAGAAGGATTAAAAAGCGGTGTTCCTGATTTATGTTTACCAGTGCCAAGAGGTGGATATGGGGCTTTATATATAGAACTAAAAAGCAAGCAGGGGAAAGTATCAGAGACTCAAAGACATTGGTTAAATGGATTGATGAAGTTAGGGAATCTTTGTTTAGTTGCGAATACTTATGAGCGAGTTACGCAAGTTATAATTGATTATTTAAAAGGAAAATATGAGCAGAATAAAAATTAAGAAATCACCAACAGCAGATACTAGGACATGTGACGTAACTACTGTTGACAAATAAACACTATTAAATTCAAGTCGTCAGCATATTACAGATTCAGAAGGAAAATATGGATGCATTGATGACTATTTAAAAGAGTGTTTCTCAGAGCTTTATAAACTTAAGGAGATGAACGAATATGGAGGAATGGGGAATGTTAATCATGATGTCCTGTATAGGCATCGCATTAATAGTTAAAGTTTACAAGGAGAAATAATTATGTATTTTGGAAAAGAAACTTTTTTTGATAAATTTTTTTGGCTTTTAGTTTTGATTGTATTTCCAATTTTAGGTGCGTGGAAAATATGCGAAATTATTGAGTGGCTTTATCAGCACGTAGATATTAATTTTATTTAAAGGAGATTTATGACAAACACAGGACAAGACGCTATCGGACTACTACACAAAAACTACCCAGTTAAAAAACTAATCAAGTATTCCGATGTAGGATCGACAATCGGAACACTAATAGATACAACTTTTGCTGATAGATTAGATACCCTAAGAACAGTTTTAGACTCTGGAAAGTTCGATAAGTTGTTGGTTGACCTACTTAACAATACGGCGATTAGAAATAATAAACTTTATCCAACAGAAATGTTGAGAGTTTATTCAGGTGGTCAAAAAGGACTAGCAGAAATCAACAGAGATGCAAAAGACTACAACAGCAAATTATATCGCTTAGTCGATAAGCAAATTAAAAGAGTAGAATCTCTAAAAATATCACAAGATAGAATTAAAGTATCAGGATTACTAGAGCATAACTTAGATGTAGAAGGGGCTACCTTTCTTACTTATTATATACGTAGAGCAGGTTTTGAGGCGGTGGATTCTCCGATGACTCCTAGCTACTCTCCATTGCCTGATGTAATTAATGAAGTTCATGGTAATGGTAATCGTGGAGAATCAAGAAGCAATGATGGTATGAATTTCTTTGATGCTAACCTTTTTGAAGATGGCTATTACTCAAACGATCCAGAATACGCATTAGACTGGACGCATGAGGATAACGGCAACTATACAGGGTTAAAAGTCTTTGTTCCACCTAGAAATAGAACTACTTTTCCCACTGATGACCAATTTAGAACAAGATTGTATTTAAGAAGAAATGGAATAGGAACTAAGCCCCCAAAAATTACAGGGGCGAATCCATGTAAGGGTAAGGAGCTATGGAAAACTTTTGCAGAGGATTATAAGACAAAAGATCCTAGAGGATCTAAGCCGATGTTTATCAGTAAATCTAAGGCGGACAAAATTAAAGCGATTTCTATAGAAACAGGAAAGCAAATAGGTTTTCTAAAATTCTGCGGATCTTTTGACGGCTATAACGAAAAAGGATGGTTTAGGCATTATTTGGGTTCAGGTAGTGGGGAAACGGCCCTACAGCTACTACAAAAAAATAATGGCAAAGAATGGATTATCATCACCGATGGCAGAACTAAGTGGATTGTCAACATCATTAGAAGAAACGGATATTACAGGATTAAATAATATGAAAATACTATTAACAATAATACTAATAATATTTAGCTTAACGGCACAAGCTGAAACAGTTACTCTTCATTTTATTAATGCCGTAAACAAATATTCAGAAGATCGACAAACTGCACTAAGGGTTTTTAGAAAAACTAAAACTAGAGTTAAATCCGAACTTGGTTTTATAGATTTAAAGCTAGGTAGGTATCAAGAAGTTAAAATGAAAAGAGACTGGAACTATAAGTTAAACTGGAAATTAGAAAATCCAATCTATACAGAATCAGATAGGCTTTTAACGATTTTTGAAAGATACATAGATAAAAGACCTTCTAAGCAAGATATTGTTATATTCTTAATTCCAACAAAATTGGCGTCAGCTTCAGGGGCTACTAATAAAACTTGTATTAAAAACAAGACTTACCAACCAATAACTTTTATTACATTTCAAACGTGGAAGCATTTGACTGATCCAGATTCTCCAAACTTGGCTATCTTACTACATGAGTTAGGACATGACTTTGGAGCAACGCATGACTACCAGAATAATAAAAGTTTAATGACGCCGTATGCTGGAATGGGAGATGCTTTTTTTAATGGTAAACATACGCCAACTTATTCGACGTATTCAATTAATCAGATTAACGCTTGTTTTAGGAAATAAAATGGAAAATATAATTAGTAAAAAATATAAAGTTGAAATAACTGAAATAACAACTTTTACTGAGAAGGAGGTTGTAAATTTTATAACCTCAAAAACTTTAAAGGGAAAAATTAAAGTTGATGGTGGATATAGTCGTGACGAAGTGAAAGACTTGTTTGATGAGACTTATAAAACAGAAGAGGTTGAAAAAACAAAAATCAAAGAAAGACAAATTTTTGACCAGACTGTAGACGATCTAAGTTTAACAAGTGTAATAAAAGCTATTAATGGCATATAATGAAAATAACAATAGAAAGATTTACTAAGAACGCTTTTCCTCAACTTGGGATAGTTTCAATAGAGGAAGTCCCTTTTTGTTTTTCACTGGAACTACCAGATAAAGGCAATGAGAAGTTAGTGTCCTGTATCCCTAGTGGTAAATATATTTGCAGAAGAACTTACAATAGAAAGACCACTGGAAAGTTGTTAATTGACACTACGTTTGAAGTGTTAAAAGTTCCTAATCGTTCAGGAATTTTGTTTCATGTTGGCAATACGATGAAAGATACTAATGGATGTATCCTTTTAGGGCAAAGAGTAGACTTTGAAAAATTTTCTGTTTTAGACTCGACAAAAGGGTTCTCTCAATTTATAACAAGAACTAGGGATGTTAATGAGTTTTTGTTAGAGATATATGAGTCACGATTTTGAAACAGAGAAAAATTTGATTGAAATAGTCAGAGAGAGTAACGCCTCTGTGCGTGAAGCATTGAATTTGCAGTCATCTAATTTATCACAGTTAGTTGAGTTGCAGAAGAAATCTTTACCAATCTCTTTGGTATTCTTAATGTTTGCTACACTGTTGGCTGTAATTTTCGGCAAAGAGTGTATAGAATGGTTCTTTGGTCATTCTATTAATCCAGTGAAAATTGGAATAAATTAAAAGGAATAATTTATGTTTAACTTTATTAAAAAACTATTCGTTGAATTAGCTGAAAATGGGAAGATGTTGTTAGGATACCTCTTGCAAGAGATTCCTGGATTAACAGACTATCCTGGACTTGTATCAGCAATACAGGAAGTGTTGGCGAATCCAACCAGAGAGAATTTTATTAAGTTTTTAATTCAAGCTTTAATGGCTGGTGCTGCTGGTCATAGAGCAATTAAAATTGTTACAAAAATATTAAAGATAGGTTAAATATGACAAAAGAAGAAGAAGAGTTAAAGAAGGAACTAACGGAAAGATTGCAGGGAGTAGAAAAGCAATGGGTAGAGGATTTTAAAACTCCGTTTGAGCCAGAGTATTTTTTCAAATGGGCTAAGGCTGAATTAGAAAAAAGAAAGATTGAGTTTGTTAATAACAGATTAGAGTCAATTGGTAATCCAAGAAACTCTACTAAATCTCAATCTAAACTTATAAAATTAATTGAATTTGCAAATGAACGATACACAAGACCTACCGAACAAGTATCTGCTCAAGGGAAACAAACCGCAGATAGTGGAAACATATCTGGAAAAGTCAGTAAACCAGTCGGATAAGATTGCTAGACATCTAACGGCACAAGAGCTAAAGCTTAATCCTGATAAGGTTGAGATGGTCTTAAAGGAAGCTGGAGCAAATATTGTTGCTGAGAGATTAAAGAATGAGGTTAAGCAAAAGGTTATAGAAGATAAAGTTCCCTTGCTTTGTGACATTGTTGGGAATACTCTTGAAGCCATTAAAAGCTGGTCAAGAGAGTTTATTTCCAGCAATCGTCATTTAGACATGTCAGTATCAGAAGCTAAACAATTGACTGGCATGGTTAAGGACATGAACGAGTTAATAAGACTAGAAAAAGGTCAATCAACACAAAATATTGGAGTATTGCACGCCCACGCCAATATTACATCAGACCAAGCTACACAAATACTCACTGAATATAAGGCACTAGATCCTTTATTATCTACAGTAGAGCAAGTTACGGATGAGTCAAAATCAGAATAATGTAGTTGAAGCAGTAAGACTAAATGCACTTCATACTAGAATGAGAGATGTTTTAAACATTACTCTTCATGCTGGGCAAATACAAATGGCTCGTGCCTATTTCGTTGAAGGTAAGAAGATTATAATGTCTCAATGGGGTAGAAACTGTGGAAAGTCAGCTTGTGATTTGTATATAGCTTGCAGAGCTGCAATGACAAGATCTAATTTCGAGATCTACATAATCCTTCCTCAAAAAGAACAAGCAGAAGATATTTATTGGCAACCTAAAAGACTTCAAACTTTTGCTCCACCAGAATACATCACCAACATATCAGAAACCAACATGACCCTTACTTTTGACACTGGCTCAACTATTACTTTGCATGGGGCTAAGAATATTGACTCACTAAGGGGAACAAAACCTAATCTAGTGTTTTACGATGAGTCGCAAGGGCATGTTTCAGAATTTCACAAAGAAGTCATGGCTCCTAATTTGTTAGGTAAAAATTCGGCATTAATTCTAACTGGAACTCCTCCTAAGATTAAAGATTGTTTTTATTATGAGTTTAAATCACAGGTATTAGGAGACTTAGAAGCTAGAGATACTTCTGTTGCTTACTTTGAATTTCCTACTGAACTAAATCCAATTATCGATAAGAATGAATTAGAAAAAATGAGGCTTAGATTAATTAAGTCAGGGGATATTTCAATTTGGAACAGAGAATATCTAGGTAAAGATTGTTTTGTTGGTAGAGATTCGGTGTTCCCAACTTTTAGCTTAGAAACTCATGTTAAGCCAAGAATCTTTCTTAAAGGATTAATTGAGGGAGACATTGATAAATTAAAGTGGATAACGGTTGCAGATCCAGCTACCACAGGAGTATTTGCTGTTTTGTTTGCAGCCTATAATCCAAACACCAATCAGTTATTTATTTTAGATGAGATATGGGAGAACGACAGACGATTAACTGATTCTCATACCATGTGGAAACGAATCAGAGAAAAAGAAAAAGCTTTATACAATGGCAAATGGATTAGAGTTTATGATGAATCAGCTGTATGGTTTGCTAATGAGGTTTCTAACAACTTTAAGCATGAAAGCCCTAATTGGAGACCTACTAAAAAAAGAAAAGATAAAGTAGAGGACGGAATATCAAAAATCAAGCAATTACAAAATACCGAAAATTCCTATTTTGTAGCAAGCGAGTGTGTGAAGTTTATCTGGGAAACAGAGAACTATGTCACCGACGAAGAAGGATACCTACCTAAAAATAACGACGATTTAATGGACGTTCAAAGGTATTTAGTAGACGCACTAGATGTAAGGTCATCAGAAAAGGGAAATGACTACAAAAATAAAAGTTTAACAATAGAGTATCAAGATACAAATAAGCCAGCTCAAACATTAGTTTCCGTTGAGGCTAATTGGGCAAGCAAGGCTATGGAAGCAGTCGAGCTTTCCGATATTGATACTCACGTTTCATGGGAGGATTGGTAATGGATATTACAACTGCATGTTTCTCACTGGGAGGCATTTTATTAACATGTCTTGTGATTTATTTAAAAATCGAGATTAGACAACTTTGGCAATTAGTCGAGCTACACAGTAAGATATTAAATATTCACCATGAGGTACTAGCCTCTAATCACCGTAAGCGGGATAAAATGTCTGGACTCTTGACGAAACTTACAATCGAGGCAAAAGTATCTAAAGAGATAGCTAGCAGAGCTTTTAATATGGCTTCATCTTCACAGGTTTGTGTTGCTACCTTGCAAACGGCAATAGCGAAAAAACCAAGAGGGTATCAAGCGGAAGTGAAGGAATCTGTTGCTAGTAAAAAGATTAGTGAAGAATTAGGCGGTGAAGGTATAAATGATTTTCTCTATGCTGTTATGACGGACGAGGAAAGAGAGAAGATTGAAAAAACAAGAAAATATTTTAACGCAGGAATATGACATATATCGGAGCATTACAAGCATCACCATTTGACAGCTATGAGCATAGCCAAAAACAACTTACTCCATTTTGGGCATTGTCAGATATTGAGGACGAGAATAAGGTTTTAGACTGGTGTGTTAAAACTTTAGAATTTTGTGAAGATTATTATCGTTGGCATTTTAGTACTCAATTAGATAATCTTTGGATTTACAAGGGTGTTCAATGGGCTTCTCAATCAACAAATAACAATAGGTTTACAGATAACGGTGGCCCAATGTCAATGGCTTCAAGAAGAAGTCCAAGAATAGTTCTTAACTACACCTATGATTTTATTGAATCAAAAGTATCAAGATATACAAGAAACAAAGATGCGGTAGCTTTTTATCCAGCTAATCAAGAACAATCAGATAGAGATGATGCTAAGATTGCACAACAAGTATCAGATTATATTTGGTATGTTAATAACTTTGAGAAACTTAAAGCTAGATGGATTAGGCAAGCTTTAGTTTGTGGAGAATCTTTTCTTTTTAGAACTTGGAATCCTAATAAGGGAGTTGTACATCCAGATTATTTAGCAGCAAAAGAGCAAGGCAGAACTGTTCCAATTTTAGATATTGATGGAAATGCAATCAATAATACCGATGGTGAGCCAATGAATCTTCAAAGGTGTATTCGTATTGGAGATGTTGATTTAGAGGTTATTCCACCTTATCAAGTCTTTGAAATGCCAACAACTAATCGAGATAATATTGATTGGTGTATTCGTTGGGATTTAAAAGATATTGATTATTTAAAAGCTAAATATCCAGATAAAGCCAACGATATAAAATCTGATGATACTGTTCAGATATTTTCTAACTACAGAGTAGATATTGGCAAGCTTCAAAGTCAAGTTGTAGTTTATACTTTATATCATAAACACCATGAATTTTTAGAAGATGGAAGATTTGTTAAGTTTACAAGAGATTGTGTTTTAGAGAATACAATTTTACCGTATTCTGATGGTAAGCTTCCTTATGAGTATTTAGGAGATATGGAGCATCCAGATCATCCAAGATGTTCAAGTATTATTCAACAACTATTCCCAATTCAACACCAGATTAATGCTTACGCATCTTTAATCTATAAATCACTGGTATTATGTGCTCATCCTAAGATTGTTTACGAGGGTGGAACTGTTCAAATGACACAACTATCTGCTGAATCAACTTTAGTAGCAGTAGATCCAAGTGCTAGTTTTCAGCCTCACATGTTAAGTTCTTCCATTGTGCATCAAGAACTATTTCAAGCATTAGATGTCTTAGTTAAAGCATTTGATAGAATGTCAGGAGTATTCTCATTGTCTCATGGTCAAGCACCAAGTGGCGTTAGAGCTGCTAAGGCATTAAGAGTTTTAGAAGATCAAGAAGATAAGAAAAATGCTTACTTTGGCGTTAAGATGTCAGAGGCTATAACTGGATTGGCAAAAGGACAAGTTGGCGTTGCTGGAGATTACTATGACGACAGTGACGGAAGATTAATTCATATTCTTGGAAAAGATAATAAATATAAATTGCTTTCCTTTAAGTCAAAATCATTACAATCACCGTTTGTGGTAAGAGCGGAAGCTACCCCAGCATTGTCGCAATCACCGAGTGCCAGAATTGATGAAGTTGCTGAGATTGCAAATGTTAGAGTTAATGCAGATTCGCCATTTACAAAAGGTCAATTCTTAGAGCTTTCAGGATTAGCAGATAATAAAGAATTTGAAGATGTAGAAACTAGAGCTTATAGATGTGCTCAGTCAGAAAATGAGGACTTCTTATCAGGCAATCCAGTAGCAGACCCAACACCTGATGAGGATTTAATTACTCACTTAAAGACTCACTATCAAGAAGCTCAAAGCAGAGACTTTAAGGAATTAACGCCTCCTGATAGAAAACAAATATTTCAAAAACATGTGGAGATTACAGAATACCTTGCATACGTTAAAGCTTACGGTATTACTGATCCTGCAACTGGTGTTCAATTAGTAATGCCAAATGTAGTATTTCAACAAAAACTAATGATGCTAGAAACTTTCCCTGCATACTTTAGACAACCAGTTAATCCTTTCGCAGCTCCGCCTATGCAAGCTGGTGGTGGTGTTAATGGAATGTCTCCAAGTATGGGTGGTGGTTTTAATGCAGCTCCAGTAATACAAAGCGAACAGCCGCAGCAACCAACATTAGAACCATAATTTAATGTAAGGAAATATGTCAGATATAGATGCAAACTTAGAGATAACTACGCCTGTTATTCAACCACAACAATCTAATAACAATCCAACGCAAGGACAAAAAGTAACTGCTGATGATTTGTTAGATATGTACGACGATATTCCAGAAGAATCTCCAGTAGTAGAATCCAAAGAGGAAGCTACTACTGGAGAGACTAAGGAAGGAGAAGTAAAAGAAGAGGTAAAATCAACTCTTAGAAAAGCCAAGCTAAATGATTCTGAAATTGACATCGATGAATCTGCTCTCATCAAAGATACTATTGCTGGAAAAGAAGTTGAGTTTAAAGTTGGTGATGCTATTAAGGCTTTTAAAGAACAAGAAGAGTTTAATAGAGGGATTGACCAAAGACTTAGATTTGTTGATTCCAAAGAAAAAACTATTACAAAAAAAGAAAGAGCATTAACAGAAGAGTACGATACTTTAGCATCTAAGGCTGCCTCCATTGTTAGACTATCAGGACAAGGGGATGTTGATAAGCTTTTAGATGGTATTGTTAAAATGGCTGTTGGTCAGTCAACCTTAGACCCTGTTGAATTAAAAAGTGTTTGGTTAGACAAAATAAGAGCTATCGTT